TCCACTTATAACACCTATCAGAGCTCCAAATGAATTTGCAATATTCTTTACAACAATCTTTATTACTTCCCACGCTGCCGTAAATGACACTTTCATATATGAAATTGCAGACCTCACCAGCATAGAGTTATTATATAGATTAACCATCCATTTTATCGCTCCAGCAATAGCATTGACTAATAGTTGTAAACCTGTTTTTATAAGATTTCCAATCGTAGCCTTAAACGATCTGAACTCCTCGCTACTTGAAGTCAGCATCTCGTCAAGCTGCATAAATAACTCTAAAGCAAGAGATATGATAGCCGTAAGAATAAACGTCTTCATTGCTGCATTTGCAGTTCTTACAAACCCCTGTACTGCTACCTTGGCAGTAATCATTCCTTTTTGCCATGCGGACCCAGAAGCGTAGGCTGCTGCAGTTTCTGTAGCTTTTATTTCGGCTGTCTTGGCTTTATGAAGAGCTTTTTCAGTTTCTCCGAGATGAGCTTTCTGTATTGTTAGTTTGTTTTCTATAAGTCCTCTTTCCTCTGCTGACGCCGTCTCAAGTTGTCTTTTAAGAGTTTCCACATTTCTGCGTTGTGTTACTTCCTGCTGTGCGAGAGTATTCACATTCGCCGTTGCACGTTCAGCATTTGCAATCACAGAGGAACTTGATAAAGTTGCAGATTCTCTGATATGCTGCACAATCTTCACAAGGGAGAAAGCTGCAAGAATAGACCCTACGACATGAGCAAGTTCTTCGAAATTGTCGCGCACATAAGTTATTCCTGCCGTAATAGCATCAAGTGGTCCTGTCATATTCCCGGAGGCGCTATCAAATATAGTAATCAACAAACTTTCGAAAGCTGACTTAAGAGAGTCAATTGAGACCGTTACGTTAGAGTAGCTTTGCTGGAACATTCTATCCGTAGTACCGGCAGCATCAGAAACTGTTACAAGTTTTTTCTCCAGTCCATCGAGGCTATTCAAAAGCGTTAATGCTGACGGAGCCGCAAGTCGCCCAAAGACATCACCAAGGTCACGCATTGAAGTCTTAGATTCCATGATACCACTTTCCTTAAGCTTTATAAGCGTTTTGGTAAGTCCTTCTGTTCTCACGGTGTTCTGATCGATATGTATTCCATACTTATCAAAGACTGCAATTTGAGCCTTTGTAGGCGAGGTTAGACCCATGATTATCTGTTTGAGCATTGTACCTGCCTGTGCGCCTTTTACATTATTATCGGCAAGAACACCAAGAGCTGCATTTGTTTCTTCAAATGAAATGCCCAAAGCATAAGAGATTGGTGCAGTATTCTGCATAGCTTCATTTAAACCAAGAATATCAGTAGCAGAAGAAGCCGCTGTTTTTGACATGACATCATTAACCCTATTCACTTGATCAACACCCATGTGAAAAGAATTGAGCATATTTGTTGTAATATCTGCCGCATCTCCCAGTCCTATAACATTTGCTTGTGCAAGATGAAGTGTACCCTCCAATACAGAAGTAGCATCAGATGCTGACAAACCATTTCTTGTAAGATTTTCCATAGCTTCACCTGCTTCCGAAGCCGTATACCGAGTAGAACCTCCAAGACGAAGAGCCTCATCACGCATCATCTTGAATTCTCCAGTCGTAGCATTAGTTACTGCTTGAACCTTAGCCATTTGGTCATTGAAAGCACGACCCACTTCCATTACCTGTTGTGAAAGCCCAGCAAAGCTCATTCCCCCAAATACACCAGCAATAACTCCGCCAAGGTTTCGCACACGTACGCCAAGCGCATCAAGAGAATTTGCAGCGTCTTTGTAGTTTCCTACATTCCGATAGAATCGCTGGGTAGCAAATTCTGCCTCTTTCAGTTCCGTTGTTACAGAATTAATTTTATTCTTCAGTTCCGTTCCATGAGCGCTTGACCGTTCAGCCTTACTGAGATTGTCGTACTCTTGTGTCAGAGAAGCCAAGCGAGCCCTTAGTTGCACTAAAGAACCGTTCTGCTCTTGCTGCGCCCTCATCTGATTTGTCATTTGCCTTGTAAGCATCATACTCGCATTCTGTTGCATACGAATATACTGCTGCGAAGCAGATAAGGACTTATTGTACTCCTCTCTACTTATCAATCCGTCTTTCAACTGCTGCTTGAGTGACTTCTCTGCCTCTCGTGCGTCTTGAATATTTCTCTGATACTCGGACATCTTCTTGATGGCATCGTCATATTTGACTTTAATCTCGAGTATCTTAGTTACCGCTTCATTACTCATTGTTGTTTGCTTTAATTAGACTGTTTGGTATTTTAAGAAGCTGAACTGTACATTTACCGTCAGACTTTCTTTTTATGCTCTGTATTCCGAAATAACTTCCATATTGTCGGAGATACACAGGAACACTCATATCAAGGTTCCCAAGTGTGAATTCGTCAAGCTCCATATTATCAGTTACCACATACGGGTGCCTAAGCATTTCTGAAAAGACCTTATACCGAGTATCCATAAGTCCGCCTTTGCTTCGGAAGGACAATTCTTCAAATGTAAGATAATCGAGTGAAGAATGTTCTGTTGTACCAGTTGTATTCTCAACAGCTTCATTCTTGTGTCGAACTCCTATTCGTGGTTTGCATTCTTTGAAAACAAATCCCTCAACCTCCTTTGCATAAGAAGCATACTGTAGATAACCCGTACCCTTTAGTTTGACGTAATTAATAACCTTTCCTGATTCATAGAGAGGAACTTTAGCCATGCCTCTATCTGTATCGCATCCCTCAAATGGTAGAGTAAACACATCATTTTCCGTATTCAGATATGGGTCCTTGATTTCGAAGCTACCAGAATACTTCGGATTGTCTTCGTTATCTGATTTCCACCGAAGTTTATTCACTTGCGCCCAGTCACTAAGCACAAAGTCTATTGATGACGGCATGGCATAGTCATTCGTTAAAAAGTTCGACCAATCAACCGCTTTGCCAACATTGTCTATCAGATCTCTGTAGAGAACAAGCCTCAACTTACCGTTATAAATGATAGGGTAACCCCCAACGACATAGAACACACCTTTAAGGAAGTCTATGGGCTTCATTTCCGGAAAATTCGGTTCAAAATATATAGGAGTAGCATTCTGTAAGTACTCCACCTCCTGTGTTTCTTTCTGATATGGGTGTCCTTCCTTGATACATGGGATAACTTCAATATAACTCTCATAATTCGAAGGTTCTTGATCAGTCTTCTTACTCTTCAGGTAGATTTTCTGACCACTTTCATCCGCACATGGAACTGTAGCATCACCTATATAGGCTCTCTCTGCTCCGTCAATCCAGACACGACGACCTTGTCGTATTTCTATTACGTCCTCCCATTTATATTCACCTATATGAAGTCCCTCCCAGTCACCATTACCTGGATTGTCATTATCTGAAACTTCCTCCCAATCTGTGAGATACTCAAACCTCACTTCATACCATTTTCCTTGTTCTATCCCCTGCAATATTGAAGAACTCGGAGTAGGTAATTTAACACCAACCCACTCTCCACTTATGTATGTTGCAGAAAGTGCAAGAAGTTTCGAAGCGTCTTTGTTTCCGATGCCATTTACTATTGTTAGCTTTACATTCGAGAATATCTCCGCTTCGGTCTTGTCTATTCGAGCAGCATTGATAAAAACTCTAACATGGGTTTTTATCTTGTACTTCATATTTAAGAAGAAACCATACCATGCACGTATATGATTTGGGGCTTTTACTTGATGTATCCACCCTACACGCATATTATAGAAAGTCGGATACTTATAGGATTCTAATTGCGTGTGTCCTCCGCTAAATTCCGTTGCCATTGGCTCGAACACCCATCTAAACTTATTCCGTTCCTGATAGAATTCACTATCATTCATGGATGTAATAGGACAATATAAAGAATCCAAAAGTTTTTCTACCTTTCGTTCTTTAGTTCCATCTTTTCTTGTGTACTCCCTCGTAAAATCGTAATCAATATTGAACTTCTTAAATATTCTATCCAAAAGATACGTGACCTTAAAGCTTGGAAGATAATAAAGATACCCATAAAAGTCATCACCTACAACACCATTAGAATATCGAAGACACATGATATCCTCACCATATTCACTACTAATCTGCGATTGTGCCCATTGTTCCCACATCACAAAGTTTGGCTGGATGTCTTTGTTACCAAACAGTTCTGGCAACGTCTTGTCCTCGTCTATTATACTCTGTATCGCAGATAAGGTTCCCCACGTAAGAACTATCTTGTAATAATCTTTATCAGTTCCTATTAGATAAGCGTTTGCTGGTCCAAGAACATCAATACCATTGCAATAGTATCTCGCACTCATTCGTCTTCCGAGGGATGATTTTATGCCGTTTTCAAATACATAAGCGTTATGCTCCGCAGATTCAGGAGATTCAAATATCTGCCTGTTCGTTGCGGTCATTGGTAGCTTTATAGTGTATGAATGAGAACACTTCATCTTACTGATATTAGAAAGCATTACAGATTTCCATTCGAGTGAAATGTTCGTGTCACCAATATTTACCGACTTTCCGTCGATATAAAGCATTTCGAATTGTTTCATAACATCTGAGCGTTAGTGTTTGGTAGCAGAATCTTGAATTCAAAATCTTGCATTATAGTAACCTTGCGCTTACTGGTCGAAGTGTCAATAACTACTGGCTCCCAGCCAACGCCTGCATCCTTGTGATACAAGTCTATAACGGGGGAGGTAAGAATACTTTCCAGCATATTAAACTCAGCCTCATCGACATTCGGTGCACAGAGATTCAGTTTTGTTTCTGAAAAGAAATATTGCTGTCGTTTTATGGAACGGAAACTGTTTCCCTTCTTGTCGACATAATTCATTGTCAGCTCTTGTCCTCCGTCGTCATTCTTAATTTCCTTAACGCCCTTTTCGAACAACCAGTACTGAAGCCTCCCATGCCTGTCTATCCAGCGTAGGAACACACCATCAGTAGCATTGTCTTCAACACAGGTTACTATTTGTGCACTTGCAGGGTGGAATGTATAATCGAAAGTATAATCCCAGGGAGTTAATGTAGCTACCGTTCCTGTAACTGGCTCTATCTCCTGAAATGAAGCACCATCAAATATTGACACTTTCATTGGATAGTTCTTAAACCACCGAATGACTCTTTCACCATTAAAACGCTCTCCTGGCGCTATATTACCCCAGATAGCAATTGATGTGAATGTAAAAGTGTGCGTACCGTCAGACACATCGACACTCACCTTCATTGAGCGCTTCTCTACGATATTATACACATCAAACATCAGTTGCAATGCACGTGAGATATTAATAATGGCAGTACGAGAGAAACACATTGTTTCTATGGGGAATGTCTTTTCACCATTACTAACCGTAGTTACCAATGAAAGTGCAGGGCAATCTGTGACCTTTATATAGGTTGGATTAAATGCAAAGCATATCTCGTCAGGATAAGCAATATCACCCAAATCGTTAATTACCGTTCTCATTACTCTTGAATTTGTTATTGATAGTATCTATTTCCAGAGCAAGTTTCTCACCTACTCTGTCACCAATGTTACCAAGTGTCTCCTGTAGAGCTTTACTGTAAATGTCTTTCGTAACCCCTTTTCTGTGCAGAACAGTCCCTTTCTTCATGATGGTATGAGCAATTGCACCAGCAAGACTCTGTAACTTCATTTCTGAACTTAGCTTAGCACCACTTTTGGGTGTGTAGTCTGAATAGTTAATGCTCTTAGCCTCTACCCAATTCTTAATTATTTCTACAAAGTTACGAGGTACTGCTCCAGGTTTTCGCCCCCTCTGCAAGTTAAGAAAAACAGAACTTCCAAAGAGTATACCTCCAAATTCACTCGTTTGTACAGTCAGCGATTTCATTGTGCGCCCAGAAGCATTTATCCTTTCCTCGATCATCCTGCTTTGGATATTCTTCTTCAGGAGTTCCATTTCTTGCTGTAAAATACCCTTTATCGTTTCCATTATCTACGAGGGTTAGTTACACACAAAGATTGACCTGCTGTTTCTTTCAGCGTCGGCTCAATGATAATTCCCGAATTGATACTGTCTGTTGTATCGATAGGCACCTGATACTTTACATTACCCTGTATCGTTTCGAAATACCCAGATTTGTTCAAAGCATCTATGAAGCGAAGAGAGAGCCTTTTCATTCTCTCAACAACACAATCCTCTGCTACGGCATCATCGTCATGCACTGTCTTGTCAAGAAATGCTATCGCACAATCAGGCATATCCCTTGCCTTACCATTGCGTATATCAAAAAAACCGCTGGCAGGCTGAATGAATATTATACATGGAGTCGGAACCTTATCAAGGTCTACATTAGCCTTAGTCCAGTCATTATAGATGTAGTTCACACCCCCTATGGTCTTTGCTACAGCACGAACTTTTCCTTCAACAGTTCCAAGCTGGTCTTCGTTGTCTTTTACGACAGACTCTGTTACCACATTCGTCTTTTCTTTATTAGCTCTCATTATCTGTTAGATTTACGTTTATAAACTTCACGAAGCCTACGGTCATATTCCCTCAGCTCGTTATCATTTTTCATACACTTGTAGATTCTTACCCAAGGGACATTGCGAACCTCATTCTGATCCGTAATCCTCATCCTTCTTGCATACCAGTCAAGGATTCCGAATGAACCGAACTTTAACCTGTCCACTCCAGCCTGCTTTTCCTCACTGTCAAAATGCGGTTTTATTGCTTCGAATAGTTTATTGATACGTTCCACTTCCTTATTGCAGAAGTAAACAAACCATAACACTCTTTCAGCACTTTCTTTCATAATGTCTTCCTCGCTGACGTCAAGAATAACCTTACAGCAGTTCACAATAGCGAGTAACCCTGCAGAGTTGTCATGCAGATCATCGAGCTGCCCATAGGAAATCATATTTAGATTCTTAGGAGTTTCCTTTCCGCAGACAGAAACAGGGCGAGGCAGATTCTTTATAGCAGAATACTGCTCCTCCCTTTCTTCTTCGCCTGCACAGGAAAAGATAAGTGCATATCGATAAAATGGAAGGTAAAGCTGTCGCTTTCTCCGCAACCGTGATATTTTGATGTATATCGCCTTAAATAATCCCATACTACTTAATTATTTGAATAAACCGTAACATTTGATTTAATGCCTTGTCCCTGTGTTTTGACTCTACGGAAGTACATCGCCATGATTAGGGCGTCTAAATAGTCAGGAGAATGACCCAGAATAATCTTCATCACTTCCTTCTTGATAATGCCAAGTCTACCAGTATCACGGTCTATGTAAGCTTGTTTCAAAGCTCCAAGTTCGTCCATAATATTCACCCTCTGATCGGGAGTACATATAATCCTTATTGCACGCTTATTGATAAGCTCCGCAAGTTTAAACGCACACTCACTCTTCAGGCAATCATAACGTGGGTCCATAGGAGGCGAACCACCATGAAATTCTTTGATACCCTCAAGATAAGATTCCAGAAAAGAACCCATACCGTCAGCATCGACAATAGTAAGAGAGCGTGGAATAGAATCACGTATCATAAGATTCTTTAATTGCGTTTCTACTTCCTTTCCTGGAGAATATGTCATGTCTACAGGGATTCTGAAAACATTACCAATCGAAGAAGTACACACAAAACGGTCGTGCCCCTTTCCTGCAATATCGGCAGAACAACTATGTGCACCCACTTCTGGTACATGCTCGTTGTGAAATAAGTCGCTTATAGCATCGAAATCGCACAGTGTTGCAGGGTCATCATCGTATTCAAAATTTCCAAAATATAGGCGCTGCACCGTGACGGGGTCAGCTTGCAGGAGGTTATCAAGATAAGCCTTCTCCAAGTGAGGATTATCCGTAGGAAGTGATTTTATGAATTTCCTTGTCTTACGGATTGTTCCCTCTTTGTCAGGCTTTACAAATTCATTGTATATCCAATTTCGCTTAGGATTACAAGTATACAAAGACTTTGGAATTGTATGCCATACTGTCCCGTCTGGATTCTTTCCCCTAAGAAGAGAAAATCGACCACGAAGGACAGATACGGCCTTTTCGCAAATTTGCTGAGCCTCATCAAGAAACGCATCTGTGATTTCAAGAGAACCAATACGGTCAAACTCTGGATCTGATGGTTTCAACTTGAGGTCGAAAAAAAAGATTTGACTGCCATTTGCGAAGTTGGCAATCATATCAGTTTTGTTATAGGTAACATAATCACGAAGCCCCAGCATCTTGAGAACCTTAAAAAAGGTCACAAGTGTCGTAGTCTTTAATCGCACAGATTCTTCACGAGCTATCAGTCCTACACTGCCAGCCATCGACACCCTTCTAAGAATCTGCCAAAGACATCCGAGAAAACTTTTTCCACCACGTGCGCCACCTCCGAACATCACCTCGTTCGTGGTGGTGTCATCCGCAGACAAGTACTTCATTGCGAGTGCTTGTTTTCTGAAAAGCTTTACCGTTACTGAATCTTGTGCCATTAAAAATATACTAAAAAGCCGAGCTTCGCGCATGCGCGCACGAGAGAAAACTATACGCTTAGCGTGGTACTGAACAGATACTATGTCAAAATCGTAAATTTGTTCGTGCCCCCGCTACTTATTCTTCTTCCGTTGTATTTCTTTTTATCCGCTGAAAAGCAAATCCCTCCTTAGGAATGAGCGTCAAGTCCAATATCTCCAATAGCTTTTCTACATGTTCTATGTTTAATCCTCTCTTTCCAGTAAGGTAAGAAGATAAGCTGTGCATGTTAACCTCAGCACTTGCCGCAATTTTGTTCAACGGCTGCTCCAACTCATTGATTCTCAACCTAATCTTCTGTCTCATCAATGTGTATCTTGCCTCTGGATCAACATTTGCCACTTCCACTTTAGTAGAATCTGACTTTGCTGGCCTGTAGTCCTTAGGACGAACTGTGAGCCCCAAATACATCATTAGCTTTTCTACATCATCAATAGGACAGCCACGCTTTCCTGTTAGGAATGTCGAAAAGTTCTGCTGAACCAGTCCGAGGTCTTCACATATTACTTTCTTTGAGATGCCCAGTTCTTTTATTCGAAGGGCAATCTTTTCTCTAATTGGTGTCATGTCTTTATTCTGTTTTGTTTTCTTGTTTAATATCGAAATGTCGTAAGAGAATATCTACTTCGTTGTCAATAATGGCGTCGTCTCTTGCTCCTATTACTTGCTTTGAAACTTCCCTTTCCTGTTCTATGATTTCGTTGATGTCCTCGTCAATAGTGTTTCTTCCTATGAGGTAATAGCAGTTCACAGCATTCTTCTGTCCATTGCGGTGAGCTCTTGCTTCTGATTGTTCACAGTCAGAACACGTCCATGGGAGTTCAAGGAAGAGTTCGTGAGAGGCAGCGGTGAGCGTTACGCCACACCCTCCACTTCTGTAGTTTACAACAATGAGCCGACAGGAGGGGTTGTTTTGAAAAGAATCTATGGCACTCTGTTTCTCTTTAGCAGAGTCAGACCCTGTTACAGTAACAAGAGATGGGAAATGCCTCCTTAGTTCCGAAACAACTTCTTTGTGGAATACAAATACTATGAGTTTTTGCCCTCCGTCTATAATGTCATGAATAAACGGGATAGCTACTCTCATCTTACCAATAGCAGAGAGGCGACGGAGATAAGATATTCTTACCATCATTTCGCCTCGCATAGACTTCTTGATTTTCTTGTTCGATAACCTTGCGTACTTTTTGAGGAAGCGCACTAAATTCTCTTCTGCAAGAGTGTATTCTTTGCGATTTGATATATCAACTGGAATATATTGCCTCATCTTTTCTGGTAGGTCTTTCAATACAAGCGACTTATCACGTCTAAAGAAACACGTATTCCATAGCTTAACGTTCAATTCAGCGTTATTACTTGACCCAGAAGCGCCTTGGCAGTAGCGTCTGCGAAATTTAGCAACGCCACCAAAATCGTCCATCCTACGCATTATCTTTAACTGCTGAATGAGGTCTGCGTTACCGAGAACAACTGGTGTTCCACTGAGCATGAAGATGTATTCCGGGGTCTGGCAAATCTTTTCCAAATACTTTGCATACTGGCAATCAGGAGATTTTGTGTGATGACACTCATCTATAATTACCGTATTGAACATTCTTACATGAGGTTCAACAACAATATTCTTCATCGTATGGGAATTATTGACCACACGCGATATGAAATACTTCTTGATGCTCTCATAGTTCACAATGACAACGGAATAACTACCTGCTTCAACATAACGCCACCAATCGTGTTTATGTTCGTCATCTATGACAAGGCAGTTTTTCTTCGTCCATTTCTCAAATTCCCTCTTCCACGTTTCTTTCATCGCCAGTGGGCAGGCAACCAGTACTGGATATGATTTTGCCAGCCAGCAGGAGCCTACAGCCTGAAGAGTCTTTCCAAGTCCCATATCATCGCAAAAGAATGTACGCTTCTTCTCTAAAGCATAGCGCATTCCCTTAATCTGATAATCGTAGGGTTTAAAAGGAATACCATCGGGCATGTCCATAAGCGGCATTCTGTCTGCAAAGCTATGGTGAATACCATCGCCACCCTCCATCTCTATTACTTCTGATGCCAAATATCTCTTTACACAGAAAGAACCGAAATCTCTGACAAACGACAGGAGTTGCTTATCGCATACCCACAAGCCTTCTTTTTCGGAAAACACCATTCCTGGTATCTTACGAATATAGAGAGAAAGCAAAGGAGTCATCTCCATGCTCACACAGATATCTTCAGTTCTTTTGATAATATATATCGGCAACATTATTCGTTTCTTTCTGGTTCGTCCACTTTGAACTCTTGTGGAGTCTCCAAGTCATCGGTAATGAGATTAATAACTTTAGGAAATAAGGGTTGACCATCACCTGTCAGTTCCTTTCGTTCGGTAAACCCTTCGTTCTTGCCAAGAGTCGAAAGGATATATCGCACCATCTGACCGTCAGGTCGTTCTATCCACCCAAGAAGTTGTCCGTTAACTCCAATCTTAGGAATTCCTACGGTAAGCGCACGAGCAGCATCAAGAGCTTGATCGAAAAGGCGCATTTTACAGTCGTTGACAACCTCCTTGAAATCGGGATCCTCTTTACACCAGTTATAAACTGTTTGTCTTGTTACACCAAAGGCATCGGCTATTCGGGAATAGTTTCCGTGACAAGCCTCAGCCGCTTCTCTGAATTTCTTTAGTTCTGGCAACATATTTTTAACCAAAAAGATTGCCTTGAACAGGTGGCTTGCGTGTACCAGGATTACGAGCTATCATGTTGGCAAACCACCAGTTCCGGCACGTATTAAAATATTTGTTACGAGACTGTGGGAGGCTCCAATCTATGAAACGTTCACTGATTTCCATTCTCCTTGCATTGATAATACGACAGCGTATAAATTCATTGTCTACTTCCAAGACTTCTCCACAGCTATATCTGAACGCAAGGTGCAGGTTTTTTCTCCAGTCGAAGTTAAGATCAACACCACACAAGTAATAGTACGGGGCATCTTTCAACTCGAGATTCCAAACCTTTTTCATAAATGGATAAACTCTCCTGTCATTACTACCAAGGAGAGATTTCATACAGTGCTGGCTTAGGTCTACACCACTTACATAGCGCAACCAAAGAATCTTATAAATACCTTTAAATTCTGCGAATTCAATTTTTACCATTTTTAGTTTCTTTTTCGTTGATTAGTTATAATCTTATTTGCACCTACAAAGATACAAAAAAATTATCATTTTTGCAACATTTTAGCCATCTGTTTTAATCATATTTGCAACCTCTCAAAGCCTACGTTTACTTGATGTTTCCGTTCTCGTCTTCAAAGCCGAAAGCCCTGAGTGCATCATGCTGTCTTCCATATCTCTGTTTATTCGGAAGCTGCATGTTAAACTCATATTGTAAAGCCTTGATATACATCTCGCGAGGCAGCTCTTTTACCTTCTCACATCCGAATCCGAAATAACCGGACTTTTTGTATGACATGAACGGCTTTAAGCCGAAACGCTCTGGAAGAGCCTGTAGCTGTTCCTCGGTGAGATACTTCTGAAAAAACCACTGTCCCTGTGAGATTACAGCCGTCAATCCCTTGTCATCGAGGAACATAACACTCATTGCATCATCTGTGGTGTTTCGCTTCGCATTCATTGTCTTCTCTGCTACCTCACGCATACGACCACTGAAGAACACCTTACCTCCCATTTCACAGAACAGATTGAGACAGGCAAGAACACCATCTTCTCCCTCTTGACATGTTACAGAGTTGATGACTGCATCACAAATAACATACTGGAACTTACCCTTCTTCTTAACATAATCAAGAAACTTATCTATCATATCATGTCCCTTCTGAATAGATATTCCTACACGATTATGATTGAAGAATTCAAGCCCTATAGCATTGTAGTAATTATGCTGAATACGCACCTTATCAATACACATTGCTTTTCCGCAACCAAAGTCAAGAATCTTGGTATTCTTAGGCTCCTTCAGCAAGTACTTCACAACCTCGCGATAAAGAATAGACCAGTCTATATCCTGATGACGAGGTGGTTGTGCCAAACCTTGTACGAATTCTGGTCGCTCCAGGTTGTCATAGCAGAAAACTCCGTAGTCCTTCTTGAAGTAATAGTCGAACACCTTACGCTTGCCAGCTTCAAGAACATAACAGTGAACTGGTATATCAAGCTTTTGGCAGGCATAAATATAGTTGTTGCCAAATACGACCTCGCCTCCGCAGACAATAGCACATAGAGCGTCACCATATCGTAGAATCAAGCGA